TGCCAAGGCCCACCATGATTTTGTTCTTGGCAGCAAGCGCAATCATCTGCGAAAGCATTCCGGTGAACGTGGACAAGACCGACTTGGCGAAGCCTTTGAAGTCCTTAAAGCCCCGCGCAACAAAGTCGCCAAAGGCGTTTGATACGCTGTCAATGCCGCCTGTTAGGATGTTGGCTTTTGCCGTTCCCAAGTCCTCGGCTGTAAGGGCCGCGCCTGCAAGTGCTGCGTCATAGCCTTCGGCCTCTGTCGCCGCTTTTTTCAGTTCCTTGGCCGCTGCCTTTGCGCTGCCGCCTGAGCCGCCTATTGCTGTTGACGCCTTCGGAACCCACTTCGTGATATGCTGCGCCTCACTGGCGACCTGCTTCATGGTTTCGCGGATTTTGGCAAGGTGGTTTTCTGCGCTGCTAAACCTTGGGTCGCGTGGATCAAATACCGCCGCCGTTGTGGCTGCTTGCTGTGCTGCGCCTAGAAGGCCCATCATCTGCATTGCAGCGTGAAGGCTTACTTGCAAACGCTCGGCAAGAGCCTGCGCCCCTGCAACCGCGTTGGAGTAAGTTATTCCGTTTGCCAGCCGGGCCAGTGCTGCTGTCGTATCAGCAGCGCCCGAAACAGCCCCGTTGAGCACCACGGCTTCGCCGCCTGACCGTGCAATCGCCGCTCGTAGCTTTTCAACTTCTGCTGCGGCAGCGGCATATTCGGAAGATGTCTGAGGAATAAGGGCCAGCAGTTCTTTCTGCCGATTTAACATTTCAACAAGAGACTGCTCGGTTTCCTCATATGCAGCGGCCCCAAGGGCGCTTTCCTTGTTCATCCCCTGCAAGGCTGCTTGGGTGTCGCTGATCTGCGCAATAAGCCCTTGATAGGCTTCGCTGTTCATTACCGTTGCGCGGGCTTCTTTTTGCTTGGCATCAGCACTTGCAAGATGGGCTTCGGCCTCACGCAATTTGTTGAGCGCAGCAATTTGCGACAGGACAACAGATTGACCACTGGCAACCATAAGTGCATTGACCTGTGCGATTTCGTCTGCAATCGCCAGGTTTGCTGTATCTGATGCAGCGGCAAGCTGCTTGGTGGCATCGCCCATAGCAAAGAGGCTGGAAACCGCATTTGTAAGAGCGACCATTTTGTCTGTGATCGCTTGCAGCAAACCTGCCAGTGCAGAATATGCAATTTGCACAATCTTTGTCAGGCCAAGCATATCATTCAAGGCCAGCAAAAACTCCTGCGTTTTTTGCGCAAGCGTATCTTGTGCGCCTGCAAAGCCTGCGGCCTCTCTAGCTGCAACGCCGCCATATTGCGCGGCAAGTTCGCCAAGAATAAACTGCTGCGCCTTGGCCGTGTCGCCAACCGCAACCATGCCCTTGACCATTTCCTTTTGCGCGTCTGTGAAAACCGTGCCGGATCGCGTCAAGGCACTCATGCCTTTCACCGGGTCCTCCAACGCCTTTGCAAGCTGCAAGGTCGCGCTGTTTAGGTCCGTACCCATTGCCGCCGCAAGGTCCATCGCGCCTTTGATGGCATCGTCAAACACCTGCCCGCGAATGTTGCGGAATGTCAAAAGCGTCTGCTGCGCCTTCATAACGCCTTCGGTGCTGGCAAGCGTGGTCAGCGCCAAAGCCCGCGCCTGTTCGTGCAACTGCTTTGCCGTCTTTCCAGCGGCCCCGCCTGTTGCCGTGATGATGGCATTTGTGCGCAGCATGTTGCGCTCAAGCTGTTCGGCCTCACGAATTGCCCCGCGAAAGGCCAAAGAACCAACAGCGACAACCGCAGCCGCCCCAAGTGCAGCCGCAGCCATCGCCGCTTTGTTGAAGCCCGCCGCCATCTTGTCGGTTGCTTTTTCGTTCTTATTCGCGGCCTGAGTGGTTTGCTCGATTTCCTCGCGGCCCTTGGCAAGCCCGGTCGTGTCCGCCTTCAAAACAAGCGTTGCAAATTCAGCCATAAAACTTGTCCTTTGGGGGGGGTGTTAACGATCAGCGGGGGCGATAGAAAAAGGGCTTTTGCCTTCTTCTAGGCCCGCCGCATAGGCTTGCGACATACGCCGCAACAGGGATGCTTCCCAAGGCTCGACACGTTCAAGCGTCAAAGCCGCGTAAGATGCCAGGTCAACCCAATCAAGCGCCATATAGCCGCCCATCGGGGATGTTTTGACCGGGCCTGCTTCCATGAGGATTTCAAGGAAAATGCCGCCCGCGTCCAATTCAACATAGGGCGCGGGCTTGCCTGCATCGCGGTATTGCTTTGCGCGGCTTTCTTGCGGTCTTTCGGATTTGTCGTTTTTTAGTTCAATGACCGCGTTCAGCCATCCGGCCTGCTGCGCGGCAACGATCAACCGCTCTTGGCGTTTCCCAAGAAGTTCGCTTGACGGCCTGCAAAGTCTGCAATCTGCTTGGCAAACGGCTCGTTTTTCATTTCAAAAACAGGTGTCCCGTCTTTGTCCAGAATAGGATTGCCGTGTTCGTCCTCTTTGATGCCCATTTCTGGAAAGGACAGATTAAGAAACCACTTCACGTCTTCAAGGGTCATAGGACGGCCATCGCGTTCCATGTTTTCAAAGCCCACGATAAAAGGTGCGGCACCCTCGCAAAGCTGCTGGTGCACGTCCTCCATCACGCGAACTTCTTCATCATCGCTCTTGCTGTTTTTTGGCTTTTTCGCCATCAGCGCCTTTTGCTTTTCGCGCATAGTGGCCTGCATCGAAACTGATGCGGTGCCGCGCACAATCACCCGACAAGGCTTGTCGTTTTCCGTCATTGGCTCTTTTGAAAAGGGGTCTTTAAGCTGCATTGGTGCGCCCTTTTCTGCACGGGCGCGGCTGTTGAAATTTGAAATTTCCATTGTGTTTTCCTGTGGGTTATTGGTTAAATTGTGGGGTCGGCAGGCTTAACCACGTCCCGCCAACCCCTTACCCGCTTGCGCGGATTAGGCTGGCTCGGTCGCCGTGATCGTGAAGTTGTTCTGACGGAAGGTGATTGACCCGCCCTGATAGCTGTTATCCGAAGGCTGGTTTTCCTCGAACGAATGCAGGAACCCTTGCGCATACTGCACCGGGTCGCTTGTCGCCGGGATGGGGCCATCGCCGCTGTCCACGCCGGAACCGTCCACAATCTTCAGCGCAACCACGCCATCAGGATCAGCAGCCGCCGTTTTTGAGTTGGCCTGGCCCGTGTCTGATGCCACATCGCGGAAGGTCAACTGCGTATCGCGGCCCGATGCGGCCCCTTTCACGGCTGACGTAAAGCCCGTTGCCAGGTCTGGCACCTCAATCGCGCTGTGTGTCACGCCAAAGACGGGCAAGGTAATCATGCCCTTGACCTGTACCCACGTCAGGGCTTCAAAGCCCGCGCTGGTGTTGGCCGCTGGTGCCGCCGTGCTGATGTATAGCGTTTTGCCGATGTTGTTCGTCGTCATTTGCTCGATCCTTTCAAGCGTAAAAGCCCCGCAGGCGGGGTGATTTTCAGTTTAGGTTTTGAGGTAAACCCGCTGCGCCTGAGTGGCCCCCGCGAGTGATGGGGATTAGTCGGCTTTAACCCAGCCCGCCGCCAGCCATGCTGGCACGTCTGCGCTCATGGGCGATGCAATCGCGCCGATGATGCCGTTTTGTGCTTTTGTGTTTTTCATTTTGACGCGCTGCGGCGCTTTCGCTGCCTTTGGCTCGTCTTTTGGTTCCGCCTTGGCGGTTTTCTTGTCGCTCATGTCGCGTTATCCTTTGCTGATTATGCGGCCCAATAATCGACCTGCACGGGGGTGCGCCAATCTGGGCCATCGCGGAAACTTGTCAGGATGTTGGGCGCGTCTGTGACTGTGACGGTCCCGCCGTTTTCGGATAGCTTCACGCCCTTGCGAAAATGTGCCGCGATGCTGTCCGCGATGGTTTCTGCGGCTGTTGCAAACTGGTCCAGATCAGAAACAACTGTGACCTGCATATAGCCGCGTGATGTAACGCCAGCCCCGCCTGCAAGATCAAGCGACCGCCGCGAAACCCGCACCATTTGAACCTGGACATATGGGCGTTTTACGCTGTCGGGCTTGTCCTTGTTTTCCCAAACGATGGCAGGAACCCCGCCAAGCGCGGCAAGGTGCTTGCCAAGGGCTGCGGAAATGTCGGCTTCGGTCATCGCTGAACCTCTTTTGTCCGCTTTTCAACAAAATCTGAAAACCTGCGGGCGTTGGCACCCACAAATTGACGCCCGGCAAACTTTGATGTTCCGACCTCAATCGCCATGGCGTGGGGTGCAGTCCATGCAAATTCCAGCGTGTCGCCAATATCAAAGCCCGCGATGGCAACGGCATAGCTGTCTGCGCCCTTGTTGCCTTCGCTGGTCAGGCTGTTGATCAGTTCGGCCTCTGCGACTGGTATCTTGCCAAATTCAAAACTGGTTGCGCCTTTGCTCATGCCAAGTTGGGGCGTTTGCGCGGCTTCCATCACGTCTTGGATCGCTTCGGCTGCAACGTGTCGCATGTTCTTCAGCGATAGCTTTTCAAAGTCCTTTAGCTGCGCCTCAAAGGTTTTCATGCGTTAATTCCTTGGCAATTTGACGCGGTAAACGCCAATGCAACGGCACCCGATTGAATGCTCTGCACCGCCCCTTGGATCGTGGGGGTGGCTCATGCGTGTTCCATCCGCGAAAACAAATTCCTCGCCAACTGCGTTC